AAGAAGAAGATGACGCTCAAAGAATTTATTTTCAGTAACGAGAGGGATAGATAATGGTAGTTAAGAATGACTTACAGAAGTATCTAGATACTAAGAAGGCAGATACACGTCTTTTAGGTCCTATCGAACGTCATTTACTTAAGAGAATCCCAGATGACCGTAGTACTACAGTCTTGCACCCATCAGAGATGATTAAGTCTGACTTTTGTCATCGTTATTCTTATTACTTACTTACTGGAGGCCTTAAGAAGCAAACAAACCCCAACCTTCGTCTGCAGAACATTTTTGATGAAGGTCACTTTATCCATGCAAAATGGCAAAACCGCATCTATGAGATGGGCAATATGTGGGGAGACTTTAAATGTCAGAACTGCAACGGTATTACTTCGGGGTTATCTCCTCAAATATGTGAGCACTGCAAGTGCGTGACTCTGGTCTATGACGAAGTAGCCCTTGTTGATAATGACTTGCGTATTGCTGGTCATACCGATGGCTGGGTCAAAGGTCTTGGAGATGACTTTCTTATTGAAATTAAATCTATTGGAGAAGGAACCTTGCGTTTTGAGGCACCAGACCTCCTCCGTGATGCTGACCACGATTTAAAAAAGGCTTGGCGTAATATCCGTCGTCCATTCCGTAATCACTTGTTACAGGGTCAAATGTATCTAGAACTTGCTCGTCGTATGCACGGAGAAGATGCGCCCAAAGAAATCGTATTCCTATACGAATTAAAGATGGACCAGGACTACAAGGAGTTCACAGTAAAGGCTGACTATGACATGGTTGAGAGAGTTTTCTACAAGGCACAGCAGATTAACGATGCAGTTGACGCTGGCGTTATGCCGAAGTGTAATGTTGACCCTAGTGGTTGTAAGCAGTGTGACTTGATTGGAGATTAATTATGGAACTCTCACCGATGATGAAGGGTGGGCTAGAACTTCCTAAGCCAGTTTACGCTCAGGCGGTATTGCCACCAGACATCACTGAACTTAGCAGTGAGCAGTTGGCTGAGATGTTCACCATCTTGACTGGCTGGGCTGACTACATGTCTAGTCAGTTGGTACAGGCTCAATTGGCTGAACGGGATGCCCTGCGTAGGGCTGAGTTAGCCGAGAGTAAAGCCCTTGTGAGACTTACCACAGGGGCTCCTAAAGGCACCACGGTGTCTCTTATTAAGGCTCAGATTGACGTAGACCCAGACATCCTGGATTTGCGGGATAAGTACGAAGAGAAGTACGCTTACCGCAAGATATTAGAGATGATGTTAAACAATCAAGAACGGGACATCACCTTGGTATCGAGAGAGATAAGTCGTCGCTCACAAACTATGGGTCGGAGGGATTCATTTACATTATGAAAAAACTATTTATTGTTTTAAGTCTTATTGCAGCATCTATTGTTCCTGCACAAGCAGCAACACCCGAATCAATTGTTATTATCGATAACGGAGCAAACACCGCATTGTTTGGTGACCGTGTTGCTTACGAAGTATGCATACTTGTAAGTTATAAATGTCCAAATGGAAGTACAACTATGGAAGGTCCTGGAGCAGCAGTTCTTCCACCAACTACAAACAAAGACTTTAACCATGGAACACAGATGGCGTCTTTGGTTCTTCGTTTTAATCCAAACGTAAAGATTATTCCTATTCGTATTGTGGGCATGACTGGAATGGGTAACCCTGCGTTGTACAACTTAGACGATGTTCAGAATGCATTGAATTGGGTTGTTGCTAACCGTGTTAAATACAACATTGTTGCTGTTAGCATTTCACAAGGCAGAGTATTTGCAGGATGTAAAGTTCCAGCAGGAATGGCGCAAAGCATTGCAACTCTCAAAAGTTCTAACGTTCCAGTAATGACAGCAGTAGGAAATGACAGCAATCACACAGACGTGTTTTCACCAGCATGTCTACCTGATGCTGTAGCAGTAGGAGCAACAGACAATCCATGGCCTGGTATGGAATCTTACGAATATGATAAAAAGGCTGCGCCATACATTGCTCGTTATAGCAACGGAGCACAGGGTCAGACTGACTTCTTTGTCAATGGTCGTTGGAACACAACCTTAATTAATGGCACAACTAAGTTTTCTACAGGAACGTCTGGAGCAACAGCAGTGTTTGCTGCATGGTGGGTTTTAAATAAGAAAGACACTTTTGACGCAACCTTTAGTGCTTTGATGGCTACAACTGTTGATGCTAAAAACGAGTTTCAAACAGGACGTTATGTCCGAGTTGAATAAATCTATTCTGCAAGAAGCAGAAGATTTAATTAATGGGGAACGTAACTACACTTACGACCATCCATTAGATAACTTCAACCGCATTAAAAAGGGTTGGGAAGTTATATTTGATTGTGAACTAACAGAAGAACAAGTTGGACTTGCAATGGCATGGGTAAAGATTGCAAGAGAGTCTTACCGACACAAACGAGATAACCTGACGGACGGGGCAGGTTATCTTGGTACCATTGAAATGGTTATTAAAGAAAGAGAACTCCGTGCCAACAAAACTGATTGATGGAAATCTTTCATTAGGAAATCCAGTAGCGATTGGTATTGACCAGTCGCTTACTGGGTTTGCTTTTTCCGCAGTAAATACAACAGACCCAACACAACATATAACGTGGGTTTATAAATCTCCATACTTTGGTATTGAGCGCCTTGTTGATATTCGGCAATGGTTAACGGAACATCTTGATTATGTAGAAGAACAAGGTTGCATTATTCAAGACATCGCTATGGAAGGTACAGTCCTTGCAAGCCACGCTGCCTTAGTGCTTGGTGAATTATCTGCCGTTGTTCGTATGACAATCCATGACTTTTTTGAAGAAGAAGATGACCGACGTTATCCTTTAAAAGTTCCGCCAATGACGTTGAAAAAATACGCATCAGGTAAAGGAAACGCTAAAAAACAAGAAATGCTTCTTCAAATTTATAAAAGATGGGGTATAGAGTTTAATGATGACAATGCAGCAGATGCCTATGCATTAGGTAGGTTGGCTGCTGAGTCGCATATTGATTCCATAGAATTGGCTGTGGTTGAGCAAATGAGAGACGCTAAATACAGAGACCAACCACGGATTTAGCCGTACCCTTTAGTCCAGGAGCGGCACACAAATCGTAACCAAAGGACTAACAATTGAATAACACATCAGAAGTAACATCTACAGAAGAACCGTTTCTACGAGTTAGCGCATCGTCTAACCCTCAGAGCGTAGCCTCCGCTATCGCCCACGCAATCTACGATAAGAATGAAGTAAAACTTCGTGCTGTAGGTGCTGGAGCCGTTAATCAGGCAGTAAAAGCAATGGCAATTGCCAGCGGATACGTTGCTCCACGAGGTATGCGTATCTACAACATCCCTGGATTTACCACAATTGAATCAAGAGATGGCGAAATTAGCGCCATTGTATTTAGCATTCACACGTTCTAATTCAGCCGTATCCTTGTATCAAGATTAAGGAGTCCCTATGGCAACTTGGACATCACTAGGACACGCTATGCGTCGTCGCATGGGCGCACCCTCCAACCACCACGAAGCGGCAGGAAAAAGCATGAGCAGAAATAACATGACACCAGAAGAAGTTCTTGCATCTGCAGAACACGCTAACAGCGCACGTAAGTACGTTGGTCAAGTAACAGGCGTTGCAAACATGAGTGGAGCACCTTCAAAGGGCACACTCATGCCAAAGAAGAACACACAAGCAGGAGACCCAGTAGGCAACACCAAAGCAAATCGCACAAACATGCTTGCAGGAGATGCAGCACAGTCTGAGCGTATGGGTGCTCGTTACTCCGTTGGCGCACAGTTACCAGCAGTTCATTCAATTGAAGCAACAGCAACAATGATGAACGCAAAGATTGTTCCTTCTGTTTCAGGAAAGAACGCACCAAATTTTGATTACGGGATGAATACTCCTTACTAAAATGGCATTGTCATCTTCGCAGTTTGGTACTAACTACGAATCAATGGCTAACGCACCACGTGTTGATGCGCCATTGTCTTTGAGTAGTTCAACAACAGGTTCAGCAGCAGGCGCTACAGCGTGGCGTACTAAAGGGCTTGGTGGTGGACGCCCTATGTCATTATCAAAACGTACTGCAGGAACTACATATAGATTTGATGATGATACAAAAACATCTCTTCCAAGTTCCGATAAAGGAGTTGGTCGAGAGTAATGTCAGATAACCGCCCAATAATTAGTGACACACAATTTGCTCATTTTCCAGGTGGTTCACGTGAAGTTGCTACAGGTAAAGCAGGTAAAGGTTCTGGATACTATGTATCACGTGACTCCCGTGTGCCTGTAAACATTGGTGGTAGTCCAGAAACAATCAGCGGTCT